TGCTCAAGCTGGATTTACTGGAGCCGATAATACAGTTATAGGTTTAAAAGCTATTGAAGGACTTGGTGCTGATGCAGGAACAGTTGGTGTAGCAGCAATGCAACAAGGTGTTGCTTTTAATCCACAAACATCATTAGCATTTGATGGTGTTAATTTAAGAACATTTTCTTTTGCATTTACATTAGTACCAGAATCAAAAGAAGAAGCAGAAGATTCTAGACGTATTGAAAACTTCTTTCGAAAATATATGTATCCTAAAAAAGAAGGACAAATATCTTTAGTATATCCACCTAAATTTAAAATCCAATTCTTTATTGGTGAAAAAGAAAATATATACATGCCAATGATTCATGAGTGTTATTTAGCTGGGGTTGAAACAACATTTAATCCAGATAGTAATGCATTCTTTATCGACGGTCAACCGACTGCAGTTGGTTTAACACTAAACTTTAGTGAAGTTAGAATGCTTACGCGTCACGATGTATATAAAGATAGTCAATCAACTGACGATCCAAGCTATGATTATAGTCGACCAGGATCTCAAGTAGGAGAATAATCATGGCATTCTTTAATCAATTTCCAAAAGTAGAATACGACTTTAACCGTGAAGGTGTTATTAATAATATGGTAAACATATTTAGAAATGTTAGACCATTACAGAATTTTGTTGATAATACCACAGCTTATACTTATTATGAAGTAAGGAACGGGGAAAGGCCAGATATAATTTCTAGAAAGTTATATGGAAACCAAAACTATTATTGGACATTTTTTGTTGTAAATGAAGCTTTACATGATGGATTACAAACTTGGCCATTATCACAAGAAGATTTATTTACATATATTGAAAGAGAATATGAAGGATATGCTATTACAACAAATCCAATTATAGTTAGAAATAGTGATTTAATAATTACAGAACACAAAAATTCATTAGCTGGAACAACACCTGGGTCAACTACTGGAACATTTCAATTAGGAGAAACTATTACTGGTGGAACATCTGGGGCTACAGGTACATTAGTTAAAAAAGATTTAGACTTAAATCAAATTATAGTTCAAAATGTAACTGGTGCATTTTTAGGCGATCCAACTGTTGTACCAACAAACTTAACAGAAAGAATAACTGGTTCTACATCAGGACATTTTGTTGACTCATATCAAGCATACAAATATGCAGATGCACCACATCATTGGTATTTACAAGGTGATACTGAAGAACAAGTAGTAACAAATGCAGCTTATATTACTGGCGGAGTTCCAACGAGCAATGTATCTTATAAAAGTAATCGTTCAGTTGTAGAAGAAATTAATGATGAAAGATCTAGAATTAGAGTCATATCACCAAGTTACATTGACCGATTCGCAGATGAGTTTGAGACTATATTAAATGCCTAGAACATCAAGATTGATTGGAGATGTTTCTGTTAATCCAGAAGCGTTTAATGTTGTTAGTGCAACTTTAAAATATAAGAATTCTGAATTTGAAGTAGATATAAGAAACTTATTCCAACAAATACAAATATACGAAGATATAAACAAACCATTTTTAGAAGTAATTCTTTTTTGTTTAGACTCTACTAACTTATTAGAATTTACACAATTAAATGGCCATGAGAAAATAAACTTAAGAATACAAAGACAAGCTGGTGGTGAAGACAAAGATTCAAAAGAAAAGTTTGATTTAGATTTACGTATTGCAGAGATATATGATTATGTTAGACAAGAACCTGGAAAACAATATTATAAATTAAGATGTGTTTCTGAACATGTATTTCATAATCAGACTAAAGCATTGAGAAGAAGCTTTCAGGGATCAATCGGTAAATTAGTAAAAGATATTTGTAGTAATGATTTAAATATAGAAAAATTAGATATTAATACAGACACACAAGAAATTGTAAAAGGAATATATCCTACGTTAAGACCGATGCAATGTATTAATTGGTTATTAAGAAACTCTTATGATAATGGAACTCCATTTTATTTTTATGAAACTACTCAAGATGGAATACAATTTAATTCTTTTGAAAATTTAATTGAAGAAGATAGCTATAATACTTATGAATTTAAACCTTACTTTGAATATGAAATGGGATCGAAAGAAGGTTACGATGAACAAGCACGAAGAATAACATCACTTGGATCAGAATTAGGAATGTCTAAATTAGAAGGTATGTCAAATGGTTCTTATGCGTCTACTTTGCATTCATTAGATATAGCTACGAAAGGATATAAAAAACATTTTTACAATTATGATAGTTCTAATCCAAAAAAACTAAATAAAAACAAACCATTCAGTGACCATACAAAAATACTAGATAAAAAATTAGTTGATTTAAAAGAAGGTAAACATTATTTCTTATCTCGTAATACAGAATCATATCCGGACCATGTTAACTACCATGAACCAAATCACGTAACTATGTTAAAAGGCCAAGGACATTTAAGCACAATGAATTTTATGACTCATAATTTTTCATTACCTGGTGACTTTAATTTAACAGTAGGAAAGAAAATTAAATTAGAATTTATAAAAGCTGTAGACCTAAAAGAGTTTGATGACCCTACAGTTCCATTAGATAAATACTTAGGTGACGAATATTTAGTCACAGGATTAATACATACTTTAGGCCCAGACAAATATACAATGAGTTTAAAAGTACAAAAAGATTCCGTTGGGAGAAAGTTAGGTGTATAGGCAAGACGATCAATTTGTAGGTGGACAATTCAATTGGTTTATAGGAGTTGTTGAAGATACTAACGATCCTAAGAAACTAAATAGGGTTAAAGTTAGATGCTTTGGTTATCACACAGACGATTTAGCTGAAGTTAAAGTAGAAGATCTTCCTTTTGCTACAGTTATGATGCCAAGCACTTCTCCAAGTGTAGAAGGTATAGGACAAAATCATCAATTGTTATCAGGTTCTTGGGTGGTTGGATTCTTTCGTGATGGACCAAGTGCGCAAGATCCTATTATATTAGGAAGTATTATGTCTTTTACAGAAGAGAAAATAGATACTTCTTTAGGATTTCAAGGTACATACGGAAATAAGGAAGGAACATCTGACGTACCAACTGAGGTAGATGATTTAAATGCAAACCAAGTAACAAAAACTGTTGGTGGACATTTAATAGAATTAGATAACACAGTAGATGCAGAAAGAATTAATATTCAACACGGTACAAATACTTCTACGTTAAATATAGATAAAGATGGAATAACCCAACTCCAAAGTACAGGAGAAAATAAGACTCATATATTAACTTTAAACCCAAAGCTAAATACAATTAGTTTATTACATGATTCAGGTACTAGGATTGATATATCATCTGCAGGAACTGTTTCAATAAATGCAGTAAATGATATAGTTAACATAGATGGTAATACAACTATTACAGGAAAACTACACGTCACGGAAGAGCAAACAAATGATAAAACAATTGTAGCTCAAGGAACAATAACAGATAGCGGTGCAACATTAGCATCACATACACATCCAGGCGATTCAGGAGGAAATACCGGTTCTCCTAATTAATTCGTATAAATAAAGACATGGCTTCAACATTAATACAATCAGACAAGAGTATATCAGGAAATTTAACAAAGGCTAAAATTGTATCACGCCGAAAAGGCCATAGAGATTTAGATCTTAAATTAGCTATACATCCTATTCGAAAAGATTTAAATGTGTTAAAAGACGATAATGCAATAAAGAACGCTGTTAAGAATCTTTTAGTTACAAATGCAAACGAAAGACCTTTTCAGCCTTTTCTTGGTGCAAATTTAAGAGGTTTATTATTTGAACCTGCAGATGCTCTGACAAAGATAGCATTAAGAGAAAACATATTTGATGTAATAAAGAATCATGAACCAAGAGTGGAAGTTCAAGATATTGATATAAAAGATTTAGCAGACCAAAATGCTTATCGAGTTTTAGTTAAAATAAGAATAAAAGAATTCGACACTGACGATCAGGTCGAAATAGTATTAAGAAGGTTACGATAATGGCTACAAATTTAAAAGTTACAGAATTAGATTTCGATGATATAAAAGATAATCTAAAAGCATTTTTGAAAACACAAACTGAATTTAACGATTATGATTTCGATGGTTCAGGTATGAATGTATTACTAGATGTTCTAGCATATAATACACATTACAATGCAATGAATGCACACTTTGCTTTAAATGAAGCATTTTTAGATTCTGCACAAATAAGAGGTAATGTCGTAACACGAGCAAAACTATTAGGATATATTCCAAGATCAATATTATCTCCACGTGCAACAGTCACGATTGCGGTAAATGTTGCAGGAGAATCTGGAACAATACCAACAACTCTTACACTTCCAAGAGGAACAAAATTAAAGACACTAGTAGGAGGTGAAGAATTCCAATACGTTGTTCTAGATAACCACACAGCAACTATTAGTAATAATGTTTTTACATTCAGCAATGTCAGTATATGTGAAGGAACATTTAGAGAAATAAAATATAGAGTTGATAACGATATAGAAAACCAAAAGTTTCAATTAACATCTGATACCGCTGATACTTCTACATTGCGTGTTCGTGTACAAGAAAACGAAGAAAGTACAGCGTTTGATATTTACACTAAATTTGAAACTCTTTCTACAGTAAACTCAGAAACAAAGACTTATTACCTACAACAAAATTCAAATGAATATTATGAAGTATATTTTGGTGATGGAGTCACAGGATTTAAACCAACAAATAATAATATTGTTACAATTGATTATGTGACAACAAAAGGAAAAGAAAGTAATGGTGCAGGTGTTGCAGTTAATTCTACTGCAGGATTTAGTATGGTAGATAATGTTGGTGGATTTTCTACTATTACAGTGACAACTTCAGCTTTATCTACAGGTGGAGTTGATCCAGAAACATCAGAAAGTATTCGATTTAATGCACCCTTAACATTTACTTCGCAAAACAGAGCGGTGACTGCAGATGATTATGCAGCAATAATTAAAAAATCATTTTCAAATATAGATTCTATTTCTACATGGGGAGGAGAAGACCAAGATCCACCAGAATATGGTAAGGCATATATTGCAATTAAACCCCTATTATCTGATACATTAACAGATGATGAAAAATCACAGATTACTGGTACAATATTAAAAGGTAAAAATGTAGTTAGTATTACTCCAGAAATCGTAGATCCTAATTTTACACATTTAGAAT